TTCAGGTGCGTTCTTTATTGTTCCTAATAACCCTGTTTCTTTTTTTTCTTCAGTATTATTTTTTACAGACCTTCCAGCATCATTAAACATACTAGAAGCACCATCTATCAATGAATTTCCAAATGATGTTGCATCTTCCATTAACTGACCGGGAATGTTACTTAAGTTTTTTCCTACATCTGCCCAACTTGTAGGGTATGAATCCAATATAGGAGATGTTTCATTCATCCAACTATCATCACTTCCGTCATCCATTCTCTCATCAGGTCTACGTCTGCGAATTACAGGTTGGTCAAAAAGACCACTGGACGCTCCTGAAGTAGAGGGGTTTTCTATAGCACCTCTATTCATAGCCCATTGAGCTAACCAATCAGGAAGATTTGCACTATTTAGTATCGCCATTGTGATACAGCCCCACTATTATTTGATTTTGCTGGTAGAGGTTGTTTAAACAGTCCCCCTGCTCTTGTGAGTAAGTCTCCCATGCTTGAACCACTGGCTCCTAATGTAGCCGCAAGTTGTTGTTGACCAGAATTACGTGACGCTAAACCTTGAGCGGCTAAGTTACCAATATTTCCTCCAAGTCCTGTACCAATATTAGCCTGTTGTATAGGTACGTTAAGAAGACCCGTAGCAGTTCCAATGTCGGCACTTTCACGACCTAAGAGTGCAGAAATTAAAGACTGAGCCTGTGAAAAACCTTCGTTACGTCTTTGAGCTTGTCCCTTAAGAATAGCTTCTTCTAAAGAAGACATTTGATCTCTACCGCCTGTGGAACCTAAGCGTCCCTGAGCAAGCAATCGTGTCTCAAGGTCTGTCCTTAAGTCATCTTCCTGTTCTGCGTAATAAGGTTGCATTTGCTCATAGAAAAGATTACCTGCGGCAAACGGATCACCAGAATACTGAGCTAATTGATCTCCCCAAAGTCCACTTCTGCTTAAGGCTCCTTGGTAAATACTTTGGAGTTCAGGAGAAAGATTAAGCAGTGCGGTTTTACTTTCTGGGTCAAACTCTGCTGTACCACCTACACTACCTACACCATAAGGTTCACCAGCCGCTATTACAGCATCAGCGTTTTGATTCATAATTGCCGCTTGTTCTCTAGCCGCTTTAATATTTGCATCAGCGTTTGCTCTAGAACCTAAGTAGGATAAGCCTCCACCCAGTAAACCAGCCCAACCATCACTTAGTCCAAATAAATTTGCCACAATATTTTCTCCTTTTTTACCTTGTCTTACCTTGTTTCGTCAGTAACGTAGCTGATACTAAACTTGAAAAATCTCCCACTACTTCCGTAATCATTCGCATTTTAATCACTTTACCTGTACGTCCTAAAGGAACTTTGTATTCTACTGGACCTACTTTAGATGCAAATTTAGATACGCTATAAAGAGAGCTTGAAGCTCCGTAAAGGGCTGATTCATCTGTAGCGGCTAAATTAAACGATTTAACAAGTGGATTTATAGAATCATAATCTACATATATTTGTAAAGAAGTTGCAGAACCTCTTCCTCCTTGATAGTAGAAAAGACCTTCCTTTAGTATTTTAGTCGTTGTAGGTTGTTGAAAATCTAACCATGTAGTTGACCATGTGTAGTTATAAATATTGTTTGTCGTACTCCAACATTTAGAACCGTCCCATGTTCCTCCTGCTGTACTACAGGCTCCTGAGCTTCCGTTAGAAGATGTAGTATCTGTAATTGTTACATCATAATAACCATCATAGGATGCTATGGTATCTTTCATTCCCATAATAAAATTACCATCTACAGTACCTACACCACATAAAGGAGGGTCAATAAAATACCAAATAGTTATTCTCGGTATTGTTAATTGAGATGAAGCAGAAAAGTCAAATACATAAGCTAAATTATTATCAGGAACAAAAGTAACAACTAAACCTTCTTCTTGAAAATAAGCTGACTTAACTGTAGTTAAATCTCCAGTAGCTAAGTAGTAACTTAAAGAGTTACGAACAGCTATAGATAAATCAGATATAGGTGCTTTACCATCAGAAGCCGTAATACGAGACAGAGCCTGTAGACCTTCGTAGCTCATAAATAAAACTTCAGCACCTACGTTAACTATATTATCTCTACCTGCTAACCCTACGCCCTGTATAAGCTCGTCTAGTGTCATAGTAGCTGGATTAGATGCACCACTGTAAATAGCTATGTTATTTTTACCAAAGATAATTATTTTATCCATGATAGAACTAAAACCTACTATTTCATCTGATCCCCAAACAGTCCTTAAATTTAAAGAACCAGCGGCCCCACCATTTAACTTTTCACCAATTAAGTTATCTGAATAAAACACTGTTCCGGGGTCTTCAGTAATACCTCCGTACCACATACGTCCAAAGTTTCCCAAGGCACATGAGGGGTTAAATGTAGTCACTCCTGCATTAGCCGCATAAGCCGATAAGTCCTCTACGTCTTTCCAAGTAGAACCATCAAAGTTAATTGGTTTATGACTTGCCTGTACTGCCCATAATTCGTTATTAAAGTTTATCCACTGCCAATTAGAATCAGAAATAGTCTGTGGACTTCCCCCAAAAGACTGAGCAGTTAGTGTTTCTGGGGTAGTAGAAGTATCTCTTTTATAAATAGCATTGTTAGAACCTAAATAAAACTCTGTAGTTCTGTCGGACTTAACGTATTCACCGATAGATTTTATAGGGTGGGAAACAGTTTTAGAAATAGATTTAATACCTTTTCTTGGACCTATTCTACCTTGGAAATCAAACACAACATTAGACGCTTCAGTAAGCCACTCAGGACCTAATGTAGAAGCACTACCTTGTGTGTTTAAACCCTTTGAGCCTAAACCATCTAACTTTATAGGTGTTAAAGCTTTAACTGGCATACCATACAGTTTCGTTTAAAGTTCTGTTAGAATCTTTAGTTATAAAATCAGAAAGAACTGTTCCAAATCTAGCCGAAGCTACAGAATTAGCTGTTCCTCCGTCTTCACCTCTTTCAGACAAAGCTAAAGAGTAAGCACCTAAAATTACGGGTTCTTCTGGAACCGTTAAAACGTCTGTGGCTAAACTTAAGTCAGCTTGAGGAAGAACTATATGTGTCTTTATTGAATATACACCTGCTGGTGTAGGGAAAAAAGAAATAGAATTTCCATTAAGCCTATAGTATCTAGGAGTACCATTTGTAGATGTCCCTACAAGAGTATATTTATAAAAGTCTGCATCTGATAACTGAGGAACTTGATAATCACCTGTATCATCAATTACTTGTAAAACAGTTGTTCTATTATTTGCGTTAGGAATAACATAAGTAGATGTTCCATCTTCAGTAGTAACTGTCTCAAGTGATCTTAAGAAACTCCAAGACCAAGCATCTTCTACTATTTGTTTTGATTCATTAATAAAATCTCCTACTAATTTATGGTAGGAATCTACATCAGCAGAATCTTCTAAAGCTCCAATCCAATCGGCAGATATTGTATCTTCTCTTAGCCTTCTTAAGACTTTATTAATCATAGCTCTATATGCCATTATGCTTTGTCCTCACTTAAAAATAATTCTCTTTCTGCTTGTCGCCTTCTTAATAAACCGGGAATAGATCGTTTACCAGCGTACTTCCATCTTAAGAACTCGTTAGCACAACCTTCGTAATCAGACCTGTTTAATTTCATTCTAGCTGTACTACGTTGGAAAGCTCCTGAACCTACATTATATACAAAACTACATAAAGCGGCAAATTGATTTTGAGTTACAGGAACATTAACTAATTGTGATATACGTACTTCAGTTCTTTTTAAATCTCTTTTCATTAAATGTAAAGCTTCTTTTTTACTGATATTCCTATGATCTGCTTTTACACGTTTACCGTCAAGTCCGTATATTGATCCTACTCCTATAGTCCATATACCTGCTACATCTTTATAAGGTTTAGAAGAAAATCCCTCAAAGCTTTCTATTAACTCTATTCCTTCTTTGTTTATCACTTCGCCCACTTGCTGACTAATCTTTGCCCGAACCAAAACGAGATAATCACAGAAAAGATGCTCACTACTTCGCTTGACCACAGGAGTTGAAACAGTTCCAGACTTATCAGACCGAAAGCCGAAAGAAAAGTAAGCAACACAAATTCCAAGAAAAAGAAATAAGTAATAAGCGGTCTTACTGTTGCGGAAAGATTTACGACCCATTGACTTGCCCTCTTAGTTTGTTCATCAGAACTTTTGTGGACTGCAATATTAGCTTCTCCTACACTTTCTATTAAAGCTTCATCTCGCCTATCTTGAGATTGTTGAGCCATAATTTTAAGCTCATGTTCTTTATCTCTAGCATCTTGTTTAGCGTCCATAAATGTTTTAAATATAGAGGGACCTGTAGAAGTAACAAAACCTAAAAGACTACCTAAAAGTGAAATCATGTTTAAACGCTCTTAAATTGGTGGGTGTTTCCCGTTATGTGTGTGCATTAACGTATCACAATCTCTACGTAATGCGTTTACTCTGTGATGTAAAGCTTCTACTTCTCTTGCTTTATTTTCTTGATTTTCTGGAGACAACATTGAACCTAAAATACCTAACTGATGTTTCATTACCGCTTCTCCTGCTTCACTAGAATCAAGTCTAGTTTGTATAACTTCTAGTTCTTTGTTTACTTTCATAAGGTCATCCATTAATCTACCTATCTGACCCTTTACCATTCCCCATGTTGCCGCTAAACCGCACAACACAGTACCTATGGTCATTAATTCTCTAGCACCTAATTCCATTATTTTTTAATCCAGTTAATATAAAATATTACTCCTGCTATACCAACTGTGACAAGTAGCACTCCTACTCCTGTTTCCAGTATTTTGTATAAACGTTGAGTTGTTTCAGCTTTTTTTAGCTTCTGCTTTTTTACTTCTTTGGTATGCTCTTCAATTCTACGTCTACGTTCCTCTAAAATGTCAGTCCAAGTGTCAGGCCCAAATCTGCGATTAATCATTAACCTCACACGATTTATTTGTTCTTCCGCTAACTTTTCTTCTATACTTTCTTTAGCAATAGTTCCAATAGAAAATTTATCTGCACTATCACCTAATGTTTTATGTAAAAAAGAATCCCATCTACCAGCTATAGGATGAGCTTTTTTCTTTATATCTTTCCGTCCTTTAAACAAATCATCGATTTGATCTGCAACTGCTGAAATATCTTTAGCGGTCCCTATAGCACTTTTGATACCCTTGACTGCGCTGTTAACTAAAGCCAATCCAGCAAGAGTTTCCGCAACAACCATTACTTCTAACTAATAGCCGTTAATTTTAGTGTTGGTACAGCTAAATGATCTGCTGATCCGCCATCCCAATAAGTAGTTTCGTGAAAAGAACTCTGATATGATGTGCTATAATTACGAGCTTGTAATTTTATTTCTTTTCCAGATGTCCACGTTGCAACTTTACCAGTATTAGCAACATCACCATCACCAATTTTAAAAACCCAAGAAAAGTGAATGAGTTCTTCTGGAGTGCCAGTTTGATTAGAATGATTGCGTCTAGCGTGTACAACTTCGGCTCCAGCTAAAAACAATTTTTGGTGCAATAAGGCTGAGGCATCTTGATGACCTCTAAAAAAATTAAATTCAT